ATAAATTTGAAAAAGGTCAATGATAATACAGAAATGAAAAAAAATTCCGGTGATATTTTTGAGTCTCTACAGGTCGATCCAATTTCGGGCGATTATTATTTGATTATACCTGAGCAAGTTATCAATGATCTTTCTTGGTACGAGGATACAGAAATTCAAATACATGTAGAGGGCAATGAAGTTATTCTGTCAGAAAGAGTTGATTGACAGGTAATACATAATAGAGTATGATACTGAAGTAAACAACTTATCTTATGGCTAAAGGATTTACAGTAAAAGCAAAATCGCCAGTGACCGATTCAAATGCACCAGAATGGGACTTTGATCTGGCAAAAGAAATGGTGCGGGGAAAATCAATCGTATTCTGCTTACCTGGCAGAGGTGTTTCTTATACCTATCTCAAAAACTTTGTACAACTTTGTTTTGATCTTGTACAATCAGGTGCAAGTATTCAAATCTCGCAAGACTATTCATCCATGGTAAACTTTGCAAGATGCAAATGTTTAGGTGCGAATGTACTGCGTGGACCTGACCAGATTCCTTGGGACGGCAAACTTAAGTATGATTGGCAACTTTGGATTGATTCAGACATCGTTTTCAATACTGAAAAGTTTTGGCAATTGATTCTAATGGATAAAGACATTGCTGCTGGTTGGTATGCAACTGAAGACGGGCACACGACATCAGTTGCTCATTGGTTAGAAGAAGATGATTTCAGAAATAATGGTGGAGTGATGAATCATGAAACTGTTGAAAGTATCTCAAAGCGTCGTAAACCATTTACTGTTGATTATACAGGTTTTGGTTGGCTTCTAATTAAGCATGGTGTTTTTGAAAATTCAGAAATGAAATATCCTTGGTTTGCGCCAAAGATGCAAGTCTTTGAGTCTGGTGAGGTTCAAGACATGTGTGGTGAAGATGTATCGTTCTGTTTAGATGCTAAAGAAGCAGGATTTGAAATCTGGTGCGATCCTCGTATTAGAGTCGGGCACGAGAAGTCAAGAATCATTTGATAGAATGTCTAACGAATGTTACAATATTCTTTGTAAAGGGCGCAGAATTTATACGTCGCTCACAGAGGAAGAATATTTCAATATAATGGAGGACCTGTCGATTGAGTATTATCGGACAGGTTCTCCACAACCTGAAGATCTTGAAACTGAAATTTTATTGGAGAATACAACATGGCTGCAAAATCAAAAGTTGGATTGAATAAGAATAGTTCTTATAATCCAGGTCCTCCTAAAAAGTCTCGTCAGGGATGTGGTAATGGAACTAAATATGCTGCGTCTTCTCGTAACGTAGCACGTAAAAAGTATCGCGGACAAGGTAAAGGTTAATGTATCTAATCGAAGGTGATGAAGAATGGAATCATATTCATTCTGAAGACCTTTGGATCTATAATAAATTATTTCTAAGTCGGGTTTTGGGGTATAAATGTGGTCCTGTTGGGACTACAGTTCCTCAACCCGACTTTTATATTGTGCGTCCGATGGTTAATATTTTGGGAATGGGGCGGTTTGCTCGTAAAGAATGGATTGAAAAGTACACCTGTACATTTCATCCTGGCGAATTTTGGTGTGAGATCTTTGAAGGTGAGCATTTGAGTGTTGATTTTTATCATCAGACCTCAGAACTCGTTGTATTAGGCACTCGTGACCAAGAGGATCCTTATTATAAGTGGAAGAGATGGGAAAAGATCGATAGAAAAATCGTTTTCCCTGATGTATTAAAGAACTTGAAGGGTGATTATGACTGGATTAATTGTGAATTTATTGGTAATCAGTTAATCGAAGTTCATTTTCGTCGAAATCCAGACTTTCGCTATGATAATTCAGTTGCGATTCCAGTTTGGGATGATGAAAAAGTTGAAAATATGAGATTTATTGAAGACTCTGATTATCTACGCAAGGGTTTTTATGTGGAATAAATAAATTTTTACTAAAAATTGAGTTGAAAAAGATTTCAATGGGGAAACACCTACTTTTAGAGGTGTATGATGTTCAGTTTGACTTAATCAATGACGTAGAATCTCTACAGAACGTCATGATTAAGGGAATTGAACGTGCAAAGATGACAATCTTGAACACTTTTTCGCATTGTTTTCTCCCACAAGGGTGTACAGTCGTGATTGCGTTAGCAGAAAGTCATGTTTCTTGTCATACTTGGCCAGAAAATGGGTGTTTGGCAGTCGATGTGTACACTTGTGGCGAAGGAAACCCACGCTTAATCGCTCTAGAAATTCTCAAATATCTGGATTCAGATAATTATTCTCTTCGGGAAGTCGAACGTTAAATAGAAATAAGGAGATAGCAACCTCCTTTATAAAAGTTCTGTTTTATTTTTAAAACAGGAGCTAAAATGTCTAATTTACCAGTAGATAGGGACAAAGACTACATGTATGAAATGTGGGGCACAAACCAACTAATCACTGATTATGACAATGCACCCAAAAAAAGAGTCATTCAGGAAGTAATGCATGACAGAGCACCAAAACATGACTTCAGAAAACAAGTCGAGTTGCATGAAAAAATTAGAAATGATGAAGATTATGATGATTGGGATTATGGAACTGAACCAACCTATGGTTCTTCCTGGAAATCAACATAAATAAATAAAGAAATTTTATGTCCCATGTCTGTTACAAGGATATCTAGATCGTTTAAAGATATTAGTTTATCCTTTGAACCTCATCCGGTGACAAAGGATCTTGCTGTTTTGAAAAATGAACGTGCAATTATGCGTTCAATTCGTAACTTAGTTGAAACAATTCCAACAGAAAGATTCTTTAATTCACTTCTTGGATCAAACGTTCGTTCAAGTTTATTTGATTTTGTAGATTATGGTACTGCTTCATTGATTAAAGATCAAATTGAGAACACAATTTCAAATTTTGAACCAAGAGTTAATAATGTTTCAGTTGATGTTAATCCTCTTCCAGATTTAAATCAATTTGATGTGACTGTTGTTTATGACATTATTGGACAAGAACTTCCCACACAAGACTATTCGTTCATTTTAGAGGCAGCAAGATAAAATGCCTTTTACTAAATTTACCAATCTAGATTTTGATCAGATTAAGACATCCATCAAAGATTATCTCCGTGCAAACTCTACGTTTACGGATTTTGACTTTGATGGGTCTAATTTTTCTGTTCTGATTGACACGTTAGCGTATAACACATATATTACTGCTTTTAACTCAAACTTGGTTGTCAACGAATCTTTCTTAGATTCAGCAACCGTAAGAGAAAATGTTGTTTCTCTCGCAAGAAACATTGGATATGTACCACGCTCTAGAACCGCCTCTACAGCGTCTATATCTTTTAATGTTAGTACATCAGCAAGCACATCTACATTGACCTTACAGGCGGGTCTGGTGTGCGTTGGTACAGCGAATGGAACTTCATATGTCTTTTCATCACCACAAAATGTCTCTGCGACTGTTGTAAATGGAACAGCATCTTTTAATAATATTCAGGTTAAAGAAGGAACATTTCTTAAGAAGCAATTTACTGTTGATGGATCATTAGATCAAAAGTTTATATTGGATAACTCCTTTATAGATTCTTCAACAATTGTTGTTTATGTAAAAGGAACGAGTGATAGTGGACTGGGCAGACAATATAATCTTGTAGAAAATATTTTTGATATTGATTCAAATTCAGAAATTTTCTTATTACAAGAAGTTCAAGACGAAAAATATCAAATTTTCTTTGGTGATGGTAGATTTGGTAAAAAACTTGAAAATGGGTCAATTATTACAGTAAGTTATATTGTTACTGATGGCAAAGATGGTAACGGTGCCAGCGACTTTTCTTTTGCAGGAACACTGAAAGATTCGAGTGATAATACCATTGTTCCAACAAACACCATTACAGTTACAACAAATCAAAAATCACAAAATGGTTCCGATATTGAAAGTCTAGATTCAATTAAGTATTTTGCACCAAGAATATATTCATCACAGTATCGGGCAGTAACTGGAAGAGATTATGAGGCAATTATCAAATCAAAAGTTTATCCAGATACTGAGTCAGTCTCTGTAATTGGTGGTGAAGAATTAACTCCGCCACGATTTGGAAAAGTTTTAATTAGTATTAAACCTAAGAATGGGACATACGTATCAGATTTTGACAAGCAGCAAATTAAAAATAAACTAAAACAATATACAATTGCTGGCATTGAACCAGAAATCATCGATCTTCAAGTTCTTTATGTTGAAATTGATTCATCCATTTATTATAACTATGCACAAGTTTCTACCGTAGAGGATTTAAAAACCAATGTTAAGAATTCTCTTACAACTTATGCAAAATCACCAAACCTAAATGCTTTTGGTGGAAGATTTAAGTATAGTAAAGTCTTGCAAGTCATTGATAATACTGATTCTGCTATTACATCTAACATTACTAAAGTTAGAATCAGAAGAGATTTAAAAGTAAAACTTAATACTCCAACTCAATATGAAATTTGTTACGGTAATCAGTTTCACGTAAAATCATCTGGTTATAATATCAAATCTACTGGTTTTACTATTAGTGGTGATCCAGATACAGTTTACTTTACAGATACTCCAAACTCAGATCTTAAAACGGGAACAATCTCAATTGTTAAACCATCTCCAGTAATTTCTGGCGTGGGAACAACGTCTATCGCAAAAACACCGATTCTTGTTAGATCTGCAGGTACTGTTGACTATGAAAAGGGCGAAATACTTTTAGGGGCAATTACTGTCACATCTACTTCTCTTGCTGATGACATTATCGAGATCCAAGCATATCCAGAATCAAACGATGTACTCGGATTGAAGGATCTTTATGTTTCATTTGACATCTCAAAAAGCACAATAAATATGGTTAAAGATGTTATTACATCTGGTGATGATATATCAGGTGTGGTATTTTCAAAAGATTCTTATAGATCAAGCTATTCTAACGGGGAACTAACGAGGTCGTAATATGATACAAACTGGTTTTGAATCTAGGGTAAAAATCCAACAGGTTATTGGTAATCAACTTCCAGAATTTATCTTAGATGAAAGTCCAAAAGCTTCTGAATTTTTAAAGCAATATTATATCTCACAAGAATATCAAGGTGGTACAGTTGATATTGCAGAAAATTTAGATCAATATTTGAAGTTAGATAATTTGATACCAGAAGTTGTTGTTGGATCAACAACTCTTGTTTCTTCAGTTGATTCTAGTGATACTGAAATTACTGTAGATAGTGTAAAAGGTTTTCCACCTACCTACGGATTGTTAAAAATTGATAATGAAATTATCACATATACTAGTATCAATGGAAACACTTTTACTGGTTGTATTCGTGGATTTAGTGGAATTACGACGTATAACGCAGGAATTACTACAAGCAATACTACAAATTATAGCGGAGATCTTCTCTTTAGCACATCAGAATCGGCGTCACACGATGCAGATAGTCCTGTAACCAATTTAAGTTCTTTATTTTTAAAAGAGTTTTATAAAAAATTAAAATATTCTCTTACCCCAGGATTAGAAAATATTGATTTTGTTTCTGATTTAAACGTTGGTAATTTTATAAAAGAAGCAAGAACTCTATACGAATCAAAAGGTACTGAAGAATCTTTTAGAATTTTATTCAATGTTCTATTTGGTGAAACGCCAAAAATAATTAATTTAGAAAATAATTTAATTAAACCCTCATCTGCAACTTATGTTAGAAGAGAGGTCATAGTTGCTGAAAAAATTTCTGGAAACCCACTATTGCTTACTGGGCAGACTATTAAAAAAACAACTGATGAAGTAACTAGTGCTTCAGTTTCGGAAGTAGAAATAATTAGAAGAAGTGGAAAAGTATATTATAAACTTTTATTGTTTATTGGTTATGACGATGCATTCCCAACTGTTACTGGCAACTTTAATATTACTAGCAGCACTAAGAATATAGAACCAGTTAGTGTTGGAGACTCAGTTATTACTGTCGATTCTACAATTGGGTTCCCATCTTCTGGAGTACTTTATTCTGGTAATAATGAAATCACATATCAAAGCAAAAGTATAAACCAATTTTTTGGATGCTACGGAGTTACTGAAGAAATTGATACTGCATCCACAATTAGATCAAATGATACTTATTATGGTTACGAAAATGGTGACACTTCAAAGAAAGTTGAACTAAGAATAACTGGCGTTCTATCAAATTTTGTACCAGTAACACAATCATCATCAGTTGATGTTGGTGAAGAAATTTCCATCAAACATCTGGGAGAAGTTGTAGAGAATCCAATAGAGAATGCTTCCTATAAAGAAATTTTTGCAAATAGTTGGATTTATAATACAAGTTCTCGCTATCAAATAGATAGTTTTTCTTCTGGTTTAACATCTCAAGTAGTTCTAAAGAGTGAAATTGATAAATCAAGTTTAAAAGTTGGTGATACAATTGAAATTTTAAATAGAACAACGGAAAATATAATTGCTTCCAATTTAATTGTAACCCAAATTAATGGTAAGCAAGTTACCACAAATAATTCTTTTGAACTTAATTCATCATTTGATTATGATATAAGAAGAAAACTCAAATTTGCATCAAGTTCTATAGTTCCTTTAGAGTATGAAAATCTAACATGTGATATTCAAAATGTATATGTTGAGAACGATAAGTTTGTATATGTTGCATCAAATTCATTGCCATCTTATGAGATAACTAAAAATATTTTTAGTTACCAAGCTTCTTCTGTTTCTGGGCAAAATGCAGACACTGGCGATTACTCAATCATTAATTTTATTGAGAAGGTATCTTTTTACTCTGGATCTGAAATTTATTACTCACCATCAGATTCTCCAATTTCAGGATTGGTAGAGGGTACTTACTACGTCGATGTAATTAACGATAAGCGACAAATTAGATTATATAATTCAAGATCTTTTGTTGGTTCAAGTAACTATATTGAATTTGGAAATCTTACTTCTGGTATTCATACCTTTACATTAAACAGTCAAAAAGAAGGTGTCATTTCTACACAAAAAATTCTTAGAAAATTTCCTTTAAGTGTTAATATTGCCGATGGCGAATCCGATCTAACACCAGTTGGTCAAGTTGGAATATTAATCAATGGTGTTGAAATTAGTGGTTATAAAACAAATGACAAAGTTTATTATGGTCCATTACAGTCAGTTAATGTATTAAATGGTGGTTCTGGATTTGATGTTATCAATCCCCCCACAATTACACCATCATCCGGAAACGCTCTTTTACAACCTATTGTTAGAGGATCTTTCGAAAAAGTTTATGTTGATCCTCAAGATTTTGATATTGATACTTTAGTTTCAATTGCAGTCACCGGTGGAAATGGAAGAGGTGCTTCATTTGAACCTGTAATAGAGTTAAGAAATAGGGAAATTCAATTTGATGCAAGACAAATTGAATTTGGAGGTGGTGTAGATACATCTGTAGAGACTATAACATTTTTAAGTTCTCATGGTTTAATAGATGGGCAACCAATCACATATAATCCTCAAAACAATGCATCTCTTGGAATTGGGACTTTCAATGGTTCCAACACCAATACAGGGTTAACTCTTAAAAAAGATGCTACTTATTTTGCAAAGTATATTAGTGATACCACTATTCAACTCTATCAACAGTTATCAGATTGTAGACTGGGGATTAATACTGTAGGTTTTACAACAATTGGAACTTCAGGGATACACAAATTTGCAACTGAACCTAAAAAAACCTTAATTGATGTTAAAGTCATTAATCAAGGTTCTAATTATGAAAATAGAAAGTTAAGAGTTAAAACAACTGGTATATCTACAGTCAATAGCACAGTTTCATTTACAAATCATGGATTTGCTGATGGAGATGTCGTAACGTACACATACCAAACAACAGGAATCTCTGGTCTTTCGACATCTAATCAATATTATATTTTAAAAATTGATGATGACACATTCAGAATCGCAAATGCAGGCATCGGTGCAACGAATCCATCAAACTATCAGAGAAGAAAATTTGCAGAATTTGAAAGCACTGGATCTGGATATCAAATTTTCAATTATCCAGAAATTTGCTTATCGGTAGAATATAGTGCTGCTGGAATTGGAAGTATCCAATCAAAGAGAACTATAGTATCTACCCCAATTGTTAGAGGTGAAATTGTTGGCGTATACGTATATGAGTCTGGATCTGATTATGGTTCATCAATTTTAAATTTACACAAAAAACCAACCATTACCATAAAGAATGGTAAAAATGCACAACTTAATCCCGTCATAGTAAATGGTGCGATACAAGATGTTAATATTCAGTATAGTGGATCTGAGTATTATTCAACTCCAGATATTAAAGTAACTGGATCTGGAACTGGTGCAGTAATTAAACCAGTAATTACAAATAATAAATTAACTGATGTAGTAATTATAAATTCTGGTATTGGATATACTTCAACCAATACCACCCTTACCATAGAACCTGCCGGAAAGAATGCCATCTTAAGTTCACAAGTAAGGTCTATAACAGTTAATAAAAATCTTCTTTATGGGGAAGAGAATGATGCTAGAGAAATTGCTAACGAACTTCTCACATCATCATTGAGCAATTTAGAATATAGTGTTTGCGGTTACTCTGAAAATATTCAAAACGAATTTGGTGATGATGGATCTTCGCATTCACCAATTATTGGATGGGCATATGATGGCAATCCAATTTATGGTTCTTACGGTTATTCAGATCCAGAAGATAGAAATTCCCCCATTAAAAGACTTTCTTCTGGATATTCTTTAAACACATCCAATATAGAAAACAGACCATCTTCTTTCGATGATGGATTTTTTGTAGAGGACTATAAATTTACAAATAATGGAGATCTTGATGAATATAATGGAAGATTTTGCGTAACCCCAGAATTTTCAAATGGAGTTTATGCATACTTTGCAACTTCTGAGCAAAATCTTTTTGGTGATCTAGTCGGTCAGTTTCCTTACTTTATTGGAGAAAGATATAGATCTAAATTTATAACTGAGAATAGTTCATTAGACCAGACATTTGATTTTAATAATTCAAATCTTATTCGAAATACTTTACCATACAAAGTAAATGAAGAGTATGCTGGAAATGATTTTATTATAGAATCTAATGAGGTAATAAATCAAGTTACAGTAGTTGAATCTGTAACGACTGGTTCTGTTGAAAATTATCAAATTATAGATTCTGGAGATGATTATAAAATTGGTGATGTTCTAGAATTTGATCAGCAAAATACCGGCGGCGCTGGTCTATCGGCACAAATTTCTGAAGTTACTGGTAAAGAAATTGTTGATATTAATACATCTATAACTTCGTATGATGATGCAATATTTACTTGGAATAATGGTCAAAAAATTGAGGTTACAGTTTCACCAAGACATAGTTTAGAGAATCTTGATTATGTAAATGTATCAGGATTTTCATCATCGTTAAGTTCTTTAAATGGTTTTCAGCAAATTGGTGTAACTTCATATAGTTCATCTCTCATTCAACAAATGCCTGCTTATTCTGCAGCGGGTATTGTAACTGATATTTACATTGCAAGTATTCCAGAAAACCTTTCAATTGGTAGTTCTATTGGAATTGAAGCAGAAACACTATCAGTTTTAAATATTTTCAATAATATTATAAGAGTTCGCAGAGAAGCAACAGGGAGTGCTCACACTGCAACAACTCCAGTTTACTTTATTCCAAATACATTCACAATTAATAAATCAGTAGATTATTTCGAATCTAAAGTCAACGACTTAGTTTACTTTAATCCAAAGTATTCTGTCGGTGTAGGTACTACATCTGGTATTGGAATTGCAGTTACATATAATGTTGGTGTTCAAACCAATAATATAATTTCAATCCCAACCCAATCAATTTACCTACCAAATCATCCATTTAAAACAAATCAAGCAGTAATATTCTCAAATCCATCAGGAACTTCTGCTATTTCAGTAGCAAATACCTCTAGCAGTGCATCTTTCAACTTACCGTCAAGTGGAGATACTCAAACTGTATATGTTATTAGTCAATCTGTAGATTATATTGGTATTGTAACACAAGTTGGTCTTACGACCTCAACAAAGGGTCTGTTCTTCTTGTCTAATGGTTCTAATGATTACCAGTATTCATTACAATCAAACTTTAATCAAGTTAAGGGTGATGTTGAGAAAGTTAAAGCACAAGTTTCTGTGTCAACATCACATAATCTGACTTCTGGGGATACTATTAAACTTTTGGTCGAACCAAATCTTTCTGTTGGTATTGGAACTTCAACTGCAGTAAGAGTTAAAAGAAATGTAGTTGCAGACTGCGTGATAATTGATTCTATTGAAATTAGTTATTCTGACATTAATACAACAACTCAAGAAATTACAATACCGTCGCATAATTTTAAAACTGGTGATAGAATTGTTTATGTTGAAAATAAATCAATATCTGGTCAGAGTAATACTGTTTATTATGTTTATAAAGTAGACTCTAATAGAATAAAATTATGCGAGACTCTAGTTGATTGTCTTTCAAATCCACCAATAACAGTTGACATTGATGCAGGAACTATTAAAACTTTTGGTAACGTTGGTATCGCCGCTGCAAAATGGTCTGGAGGTGTTTTAGCAAACAATGGTAAAATTTATGGAATTCCTTACAATTCTTCATCAATTCTTGAAATTGATCCAGTAGGTTTAACCACGAATACTTTTGGTAATGTTGGTACTGGTTCTGCAAAATGGATTGAAGGTGTTTTAGCAAATAATGGTAAAATTTATGGAATTCCTTTGAGTGCTTCTCAAGTACTTGAAATTGACCCAGTAGGTTTAACCACGAATACTTTTGGTAATGTTGGTAGTAGTGGTTTAAAATGGAGCGGAGGTGTTTTAGCAAATAATGGTAAAATTTATGGAATTCCTTTTGGTGCCTCTCAAGTACTTGAAATTGACCCAGTAGGTTTAACTACAAATACTTTTGGTAATGTTGGTAGTAGTATTTTAAAATGGTTTGGTGGTGTTTTAGCAAATAATGGTAAAATTTATGGAATTCCTTATCGATCTTCAACAGTTCTTGAGATCGATCCAGTAGGTTTAACCACAAATACTTTTGGTAATGTTGGTAGTACTATCAATAAATGGTCTGGAGGTGTTTTAGCAAATAATGGTAAAATTTATGGAATTCCTTTTAATGTCTCTCAAGTACTTGAAATTGACCCAGTAGGTTTAACTACAAATACTTTTGGTAATGTTGGTACTGGTAATAATGAATGGATTGGAGGTGTTTTAGCAAATAATGGTAAAATTTATGGAATTCCTTACAATTCTTCATCAATTCTTGAAATTGATCCAGCGGTTGGAATAGCAATTACGTTTGGTAACGTTGGTACTGGTGTTGCAAAATGGTCTGGAGGTGTTTTAGCAAATAATGGTAAAATTTATGGAATTCCTTACAATTCTTCATCAGTTCTTGAATTTGTTACCAATCCAAATGACCCAGAAAATCTACCAGAAATACAAAAAATTAATCCAGCAATTCAAACAATAAAAAATAATAACCTTGTATTTGATTTAAGTGATTCTTCTCTGTCTGGTTATAATTTTAAAATTTTCTATGACCAAAATTTCAAAGATGAATTCGTATCTACAGGATCTACAAATAGTTTCTCAGTAAGTGGTGT